GAGAGGAAGACTGACGAGAGAATCTTGTCAGTTCTTAGAGGTTTCTCTAAGGGACTCGGCATTAAGCTGAGAATACGGGAGATGCCCGTATCTACTCACATTAGTGTGAGTACTTCTGGATGCTTTGAAAGCAGCCAGGCCGAAGGAGGCATAGCCTCCGAAGTGGCGGACTGGATCTCAGTCCTAGACGTACCCATGTCTGAGGTACGTGTTGGGTCCCGGGTTCCCGGGGCCTTCCCTCTAACTCTTACAGAGTTAGTCCTTGAGAGTCCTTCTCAAGAAATAAACATCAGGGATGTTTATGGGGAACTTTTGTTTCCCCGGCCGAGATCCTTTTATGGTTTCTCGGCCACCCTTAAGGCAACCCGCCTTAAGTCAAAGGAACTAACGTTCCTTCAGGCCCTCTACGGAGGGGCTGGTCTTTCCTCCAAACGGAGGAAAGCCTCCAAGTTAATTGGAGAAGAATCTTTACCATCTGAACTTGGTAAAGCCTGCTTGCTTTACGCAAGCGGTGTCGCCTTGAAACAAGGCGAGTATATTTCCGATATTACCGGAAATCCTCTCGGGTTTGAGAGTTATCTCCATGTTGGAGGTATGATCATTCCCATAGTTGTGAATGAACCAATGAGACATCATCTCATTTATCGGCCTATTTCTATGCCGAAAACCAAACTAGACTGTTTGGCTGAACCTGGTGCGAAAACCAGGCCGCTTGGTAAGAACCAAGCATGGTTCACCTTGGTGAGCCGCGCCATGAGGTTCATGGCGGAACCCATCATCGCGCGTGATGGAAGAGCACGAATTGGGCTCAGATCCACAAATAAGATGTGGAGCTTCTTGAAGTATATCAAGAAGGTTGGTCCCGAGTTCGAGGACCCTATTGGCCAGTCGGCCGATCTTAAGTCAGCAACTGACTTGATACCTCTCGATGTGATAGAGGCTATTTGGGATGGACTTACGTCCTCTCTTCCCAAATCACACCCATTTTGGGTGTTTTATTCTCTGATCAAGAGTCAGAGAGCGATGTACATCGCACCAAAGTTTAAAACTTTGGAATCCAGGTTTAAGCCTGGAACCCTCAATAAGAGAGGGTCATTCATGGGGGAACCCATGAGTTTCCTAACGCTATCGTTAGTTCTCATCCTTACGGAAGAGATTTCAGACTATTACCATAGTCTTAATGTACCGGTCTGGTCTAAACCAGACTCGTACATGCCACTCGGGAGGAACCCGTGTGCGATCTGTGGGGATGACCTCACAGCACTAAGGGCGAACCTTAGTCGTATCCTCCTTTGGAGGGAGGTTGCTTTAGACCTTGGTCTAAAGTTCTCCTGGAAGGAGGGAATCTCTAAGAGATTATTGATCTTCTGCGAAGATCATGCCTTGCTTTCAGGCAAGGGAAAACAGTTTACAACTGTTTATGTGGACGTGATTAAATCACGTTTACTCACGACTATGAGTCGTGAACACTCCGATAACCGGAGTTCCATCCTTGGAAAGGGACGGATGTTAAGTAATCAACTCGATTACTTCGAGGATAAAAACCTCAAGATAGCCATTCTTGGCTATTTTAGAAACATCTTTGACAGATGTTTTGGTTACACAGTATTGCGTAACCAGGCATGCCGAATGCCTATTTATCTTCCGCCGTGTGCGGGAGGCATGGGTTTCCCCATAGTCGACAGTATAATGCCGACTTTTATGTGGCCGTATATAGGGCACATATATGATCTTTTAGATATAAAAGATGAGGCGGAAAGGTACTGCCGCCTTGAGGAGGTCTCCTCCCTTAACCATCGCGTTAAGCATGGTTTTTCTTCTGATACCTCAGAAGTCCTCAAAAAGGTTTTTGAGGGTTTTCGCCGGGCAGTGCCTGGGGAAACTAGAGTTACCGGTAACTCTATCTATGACGATAATTTCGTCATAACGCTTCTTCAGGAAGCATATCATCTGGAGATTCCGGATGATCCGTATACCAATAGGTATGATTTTTCTTCATTACGGAATGAAGCAAGCCGAATCGGCTTTGTTCCTCTGTCGTCTCTGGCAGAGGAAGTTGAGAGAGTTCTCAACTTTCAAGCCTTCCTTCAAGGAAGGGCGGGGCGTGAGCCTCGTACCTTCAACAAATGGTTGAGGGACTCCAAAAGATATTGGAGTAAAGTCATTCCGAAATACAGAACTTCGGAATATACCCGTCTTTTTCAGAAGGGTAAACAACGGTTTACTACCGTTGGAAACCTGGAAAAACAGGTAACCAGAGGTTTCTCTGGTTGGGTATATGTTGGTTCAGACCTCCAACATTTGAACCTGATGAACTCAGGTCCAAGTCTGAAGATAACCTTCAGTCGACCATCGAAAATCGGTGGTAGGATGCTTCTCTATGACGAGAAGTGTCCGGAATAACTCATCGTGGTGAGTATACGCTCCGGATAGCGTAAAGGTGGTGACGATTGAGAACCGTCATCCTTTATAGGTCGGGA